TAATATCAAGTAGAAAAATACTAACTTTATCAGATATACACTTTCCCTTTGCCCTTGAAGATGCAATAAAAGAAGCTTTAGAAGAACATTCTGATGCTGATATTGTTGTTTTAAATGGAGACATACTGGACGGCTACATATATAGTACTTTTAGTAAGGCTAAAAGAATAGCTGCTCTAAAAGAATATATAGCTGCCTTTGAGCTTGTGCAATACTGCAGTGAAAACTTTCCAGATGTAGTTCTTGTTTCCGGAAACCATGATTCTAGGCCAGCGAAAGCTCTTAGAGGTTTGGGCTTTGAGAAAGAAGAGAGCCAAATATTCAGACCAGATCTATTGGCTAGAATAGCCAATGGAGAAAAACTCAATGAGTCAGGAGAACTTGTAGAGAAACTACCATTTCAAAACGTCCACTATCAAGCCTATGATAGCTGGTATGTTAGGATTGGCATGACTATATTCTGCCACCCTAGCGGCTACAAAGGCGGTCCTGGCGGGACTGTTCAAAAACTTTACGATTATTTTATAAAACGTATGGGTAGTGACCACTTTGACTCAATAGTAGTAGGGCATACTCACAAGGTTTATAAAGGCGTTTTTTGCAACAAGCTCTTAATTGAGCAAGGCGCTATGTGCGACAGACAGCCTTATCAACACAAGCCAGATCTCAGATTTCTACATGCTATGAATGGCTACGCTTTAATCTATCAAGACGATGACGGGAATACTAATTTTAACGATTCTCGTGTAATATATTTAGGAAGTATGATTCCACCAAAAAAAACAATATTCTAATAAGGAAATAATATGCAAACAGATACAAATCAGAATGAGACTACAGAACTAGTTAATATTTTAAGTGCATTTAAAGTTAAACTCGACGCAGCAAATGCACAAATACTCCAACTAGGATTGCTAGTTGAGTTTCTCTATAAAGAACTTGAAGAAAAAGACATAGGATTAAGCTTAGAGACCTACCCAGATTGGGCTCAAAATCGCTTTAAAGAAATCCAAGAATTAGCAGAAAGTTCTGAAACTAAGCAAATGCAAGAAGACATGAAAACCGAAATGGAAGAAATTGCAAAAAATATAAAACTCTAAAATAAGGAAAAATAAAATGGAAACATGGTCATTTATGAACCACGTCACCAATTATCTTTCAAAACCTAGACTCGGCAACCAGAAGGCACCTACATTGTGGCCTTCTGAAGCTGCTGCTATAATTGAAGATAAATGGGGCGAAGAAAAAAATATAGGAAGATGCAGGAGATCTGTATTCTTTAGGTTTTTAACTCAGTGCTACGGCTACTACAATGAAAAATATTCTCATTATGAAAATCTTGTTAAGACTATCAAAGAAAACGAAGTACCACCAGATACTTACTTGCAATTCATATGGAAGCAAGGGCAACTTTATGAAGATTTTCTTCTCGATACAGCAAAAAACTCAGGAGTGTACATAGGAGACCAAACTCAAGTATACATACCTAGCCATAACGTATCAGGAAAAATCGATATAATCGTCCTTGATCCAGCAACCGATACTTACAAAATCGTAGAAGCAAAATCTGTTTACGGTTTTAACGCTACTAGAGTAATTGGAACACCATCACAAAGAAAGCAAGGTACTATGGGTACACCTAAAGCAAACTACTTAATGCAATTGGGTCTATACCAATATTGGTATGCTAATCAAAATGATAAGTTTTCAGATGCACTTTTAGTATGTGGCGCCAGAGATACAGGAAAATATGCAGAATTTGGTTTAACTGTAGAACCAGACGAAGAAGGAACTAATTGGATATGCTTTTACCAGAACGATCCCTATCCTGGAGAAAAAATAAATTCAGGAATAAGTATAGAAAACATATTGGGACAATATGCTTACATTCAAGAATCCATAGACAGTAACGTTATCCCAGAAAGAGATTTTGACGCAATGTACTCTGAAGAAAAACTAGAAACTCTTTACAATAGAAAAGAGTTAAATAAATCAGAAACAGAAAGATACGCTAAGCGCAAAAAGCAAATCGAAGAAGGTAAGACTAGAATTAACAAGCAAATCGAAAAAGGAGATTGGCAATGCAATTTCTGCTCTTTTAAAAAAACATGCTACGACTCAAATAATACACCAAAAGAAATATCAATATAATAAAGGAGTAATATGATACCAGACACTTTCTTTTTTGTCAAAGTAGAAATAAACAAACAAGAACATGTATTCGGGCCTTACTTAGATTTGCAGCATGCAACTATAATCTTAGTTGATGTTTTGCCCCAAATCCTAACCCTCTATACAAAGAACAATAGATATTCTTACCAAGCTAAAATCACAGAAAACATCATGGATCCAAAGGATACTTGGAAAGAAATCTCAACCCCAATTGTAGAGAACTATTGCTACAGGTACATCACAGAGGAGACGAATGGAAACACAAAGTAAGAACTTGATAGTTATCGGAGATCCAATTAAAGATTGCTATATAACTACTGAAGGAAATCGGACTACAAGTTATGAAGAAAGAGACGGAGGTGCACTAAATGTTTACTCTAATGCAGTAAATCTTTTGAAGCCACAAAAAATCATCTTTTACCCCAATGTCTATGATAACAATTACTACAAAATACTAAGAATAGATAACCAGAAGGATATAGCAATGTATCCTTCTCACAGCAAAACCAATTTCTATCAATTTAATTTAAGTAAAAGAATCATAGAAAGTCTTTCACTGAGTCACTCTCCTGAAAGCGCCCTAGTATTATCAGATTATAATAAAGGAATACTAAATACAAGAATCAATCTTAGTGTTTCGCCATATTTCAAGTACTCCGTAATAGATACAAGATACAGAAGTATAAATTTAAATTATTTAAAATTATCAAAGATAAACATCTGGAGATGCACTGGAAAGGAATATGAATCTGAGTTTGCAACTAACTTCGATTATATAATTTGGACCGATGCAGAGAAACCAATAAAAATCCTCAATAGAAAACAAGAAATAATAAACATTATAGAATACACTCCAGCTTCAGAAGAAAAAGTTATTGATACTTGTGGAGCCGGAGATACATTTACTGCAACTGTTGCTTCTTTTCTTTTCAAGAAGAAAAGAATTGACTTAGAGTCCATAACAGATGCTTGCAATTATGCGGTTGTTTGCTGTCAAGAAATAATACAGTATCCGAAAACATCAGTAATACCTCAAAAATTCAATTTACATAAAAGGAAATAACATGTACATAACAAATGTTGACGAGGTGGTTCCTGTTCTTAGGTCCCGCCTGAGAGACTATATTACCTTAAAACTAAAAACCAGATCGAATGCTAGAAAAATAAAATGCTTTGTCCATGATGACAGTACTCCTTCTATGCATTTTAATCCAAAAAACAATGACGAAACTGTTAAATGTTTTTCTTGTGGCTGGAGTGGAGATATATTTGCAGTCGCAGCTTATCTGGACAACCTCCCAAGTAGCGGCGCAGAGTGGATAACCCATACCATTCCAAAATTATGCCAAGAGCTAGACATACCTATTAAACTTGGCCAGCCCAGTTTACTGGATAAAGAAAAAATAAGGCAATACAAACTATGTCAAGATATTACAGATATACTAACTAATTCTCCCGAACTAAATAAAGATTTTGTAGATAGTAGAAACTGGAATCAGCCAGACGTAACGATTGCTTCGGTAGCTCAGGAAACAATCAAAACAAAACTAATTGACCTTGGATGGTCATATCAAGATATAGTTAAAAGCACCCTATTAAGCACCAAGAACTTTTCTTTCTTTGGAGAGGATAGAGTTACGATACCTATAAAGGATCACCTATCTAGACCTATAGGGTTTATAACCAGACCCTTAAAACCAGTAGGTAAATTAAAGTACATAAACAGTGTAGAAAGTTGTATTTACGAAAAAGGAAAAGCTTTACTTGGTATAGATATAGCTAAAAAACATATCAGAAAACAAGGGGTTTACATTGTTGAAGGCCCAGGTGACTTAATACAGCTATACAGACTTGGCATCTACAACGCTGTTGCTGTTTGTGGTGTGGCTTTAACACCTTATCACCTTACCTTGCTTAAATCTCTTGGGTGTTCCAGCGTATATCTTAATTTCGATTGGGACGATAGCGGTAGAATTGCCACTCAAAGAGTATTGGAAAATGTTATTAAAGAGGTATCTGGATTTAGCGTTAGCGTTCTTATGAAACCGGAAGGCAAAGATGTCAAAGATCCAGACGATTTACTAAAAGAAGAAAGCTCACCTAAGGTTTACCTTGAACTTAAAAAGCAATCGGCATTCGAATGGCAACTTCATCAAATTAGTGATAACGAATCTCCTGATATTATTTGTAGAAAAATGATTCCTTCAATCTCTGCAGAACCTGCGGCGATTAAAAGAGAGATTCTCATTGGTATACTTTCTGAATTTACTGGAATATCTACTAGAAGTATCTTTTCTGACGTTGAAAGCGTCAGAAATAACAAGTTTCAAGAAAGAAAAGAAATGCTCTCAGCCCAAGCAGACAAATACATACAAAGTGTACAAGCAGATCCAGATAATATAATGGCCCATCTAGCTGAACATGAAAGAACTGTCGAGAGAATAGAGAAAGAGTACAAAAGAGCAAGCTTAGGTGTAAATTATCAGATAAGTAGATACGAAGCAGTGCAAGACTTAAGAAGGATGTGCGATGGAGACGAAAATTCAAGTACATTTAAAATGAATCACTTTGGAGACTTGCAAGTAGCAATGGCTGGTGGCCAGAATTGGACATCGGGCTGCTTGATGTATGTCGGTGGTAGAGCTAATTCAGGTAAAACTGCAACTGTCTTAATGATAGGTTGCGATATAGCTCTGAGTGATGAGAACGCTTTAGTTATTATACATTCAACCGATGATTCTTATGATCAAATAGAACCTAGAATTAAATCAAATATATACCACATGGGATGTATTGATCATCCTGCTTTAACTATAGGTATGATAGTTCAGCCCCATATATATCTAAAAGATGCTCCAGAAGAGTATACGAGAGCTTACGGTATGGCTGATGATCTATTCAAGCAATTGATTAGTGAAGAAAGAATAGTGGTAATAGATGCAGAAGACGGAAGTACTCTCACCGTACTAGAAAGAAACATTCGATACTATAGGCAGAAATACCCAAGTAAAAAAATTATGGTAATATGTGATAATACACATAATTATATGGATTTTTTAAATATGGATCAAAATATGAGAATGACAATGATTTCTAATCAACAAAAGAACTTAACTGCAAAGTACAAATGCTGTATGATTGCTACCGCAGAGTATAGAAAAAATATGCCTATGGACCACTCTAAGTTCAAGCTACCAGTTGATGATGACCTTGCAGATGCTAGAGCGCTAATGTATAGACCTAATGTAATCTTCCATGTATACAATGACCTTCATGACAGAAAGGATCATGCAGAAATATTTTGGAGCGATGACGAAGGTAAAGTTTATCCAAGACTACTTTTACACTTCACTAAAAACAAGATTAGTGGCTTTAAAGAAAAGCTTGTACTTGACTTAGATATTACTAATATATTCTTAGATCCAATAGATCCAGAGGTTGCAAGGAAAGACACAGAAAAGTATATACATAACAAAGAAAACAACGTAGTGAGTTTGGCAGATAATCGTGTTATAATAGTAGAAGCGACCGAATACCAAGAATCACAATCTGAATAAGGAGATACCTATGGAAGAAGATGAGCTATTACAACAGTATGATATCGACAAGGTTGCTTATACTGGTCAAAATAAAGGCCAGTATGGCTTGAGTGGATATTGCAACCCTATGAGAATAGACAAAACATGGGGACATGAACTCATTTACCAAAATCACAACTTATATTGCTGCAAAATGTTACATATAAAAGCAGGCAACAGCTGTAGCTATCA